ACTAAAATATGCCGCTAGCCTTGCTTCCATTTGTTTAGCATCAACTACAGTAAACACCTTACCTTCTCTAGGTATAAACAACTCTCTAATCTCTTTATCTTTAGGTACTTGCTGTAAGTTAGGCTCTGCACTACTTAGTCTACCTGTTCTAGTAGCCCATAATCTAAAGTTAGTATATAATACATCATCTATCCTTAAATCGTCCCATTTACATAAGAAGTCTCTATGGATCTTTTTAATCTTCTTGTATTCTAATATAGACCCTATTACTGGATCATGTCTATACCTATATAATAACTTAGAGGAGCTAGTTCTTTTACCATTCTTATCCTTTATCTCTAATCCTTTAAGTTCTAATAACTTATTCATATGTACATTAGATCTTGGGTTAAATTCAATGCCATCCTTAACTATCTTATCTATTCTATTTTGTTTAGTTTCAGGTTTCTTACCAGGTTTTACTTTAGCTATTTTATCTCGGATCAAATGTCTACTTACTATATCCAGTACTTCTTTATGAGTTTTACGGAATACAACTTCCCATACTTTTAATCGTTCTCCATAATCTGCTTTAAGTTTGGTTAGCTTCGCTAAATCTAATCTAATACCTGCACACTCTACATCTACTAACATCCTAGCAAAGGGCATCATTAGTTTAACGTAGTACTCCCACAGTCCATTATTAATAAGTCTTTCCTTATATATTTCAAACAGGTGGTAAGTTACTCTACAATCCATTAGACAATGTTCTTTAATCTCATCATAAGTAGGAGTATCTTTATTCCAGTCTATTTTCCAGGTATTTTGAATATCTAGGTCTTTCTTAGCTAACGCATCTAAGGATAGACTCTCTTTAAGTTTAGTCTCTTCATCATAACTATTATAGTAATACTCTTTAACACTATTCCTATACTGTAATAAACTAGCCATTAGTATAGTATCATGATCAAATGGTAACTCTATTCCATTCTTATGTGCTACTTTAACATCAAATGAGCCATTATGGTAGATATACTCATACTTCTCTTCTGATTCAATATCTTTAGTAAAGCTGATATCTTTATCTTGTTTGCTGTAAGATCCCCAGCCTATAATACCGCATTTAGTCCAGTTAAGTCCGGTAGTCTCTACATCTAATACCTTTGGTATCTTACTCAAAACACCTCCTATAATACCCTTCTAACACTCTCTAAGGGGTCAAGGTTCAACGATCTCTCTCTACCTATACATAGGCCTACCCTTTCTTTGCCAAAGGGTTAGGTATATTGCCTTTTACTCCTACTATCTTCTTCTCTCCTGCTTTCTGACAGGTTTTAAATGCATCCATTATAGCATCAGTATTGTTCATATTGATGGCAGATATGTTTAAACTTAGTTCAAATCCTGATTCACCTAAGTTCTTATCCAGGTTATCCGTTAGTACCTTAAAGAATGATACTAGATCATCTTTAGTTTCAAATATTGGCATACCTTACTCCTTCGGTTAAAAGTTATCATAATCACTATCATCACTACTAGGAGCATTACGTAATATGAATACTACTCCTATAAACATTAGTATTAGTATTAGTGTACTAGTCATTTAAGTCTCCTTCTTAGTAGTAGTTCTAATGCCATCCCTAATCTACAGAAAGCATGTGATAGTTCTTCTATTCTATTTTGTTCTATAGTTTCACTAGTATTATTCTCAGATTTGTTTACTAGTGATTCAAATATATGGTTTAAAGCATGATTAATGTGTTGATTTACATCTACGTTCAACCAGTTCCATTCGTCATACTTCTTAGATCCTTGTTCTAATACTTTAGCTAACTCTTTAATAGCTAATGGAGGTATTAGGTCATATCTTACTCCTATCTTACTATTCTTACCGCCTTTAGAGTTAGTTTCTATTTCTTCTGCCGAAGGATCTCCGAAGTCTTGTAGTATTCTATCTGTCATTTCTTTAATCACCACAGGATCAGGCTCCTTATTTTCTTTGCACATTCTATCAAGTGCATCATTCTTCTTTTTTGTATACTTTTGTAATGCAATTCCTGTATAATCCTCCGGTAATGCTTGATCTACCCTTAGCTCATAATTATCTAAACTATTAACACTACACTTAGTACATCCATCACCTTTACAGCTTATACAGTCACAGTCCTTCTCTTCATCATTAGGTACTGCTTCTAGGTCCTTTTCCTCAAAGCACCAGGTGTTATTATTACTATCTTGGACAATAAAGGGGTATGCTGAACCAGGGTCTACCTTCAATACTACACAAGGATTAGCAACAGTGCTATAGGCTACACCTTTATAGTTTACTATTTCTCCTATGGTAAGCATATTTACTTCTCCTTTACTAGTTTTAAATCATTCTCTGTGAATACTCTACCTATTCCTTTAGCGTCTATTACATGATAATTCTGGAACGTTTTTACTATTCTATCTATTGTACAAGGTCCTGGTACTTTTCTTTCATTTCCTATGTATCTTACTTTATCACCTATTTTAAACTTAGGCTTATATCCCATTCTTATGTTCCTTTCTAATATAGCTTACACACTCTTCTAAGTTTTTAAATTCTGGTACATTAGAGTATAGTGTACCACAAGTCCATAATGGTATATCTTTTTTAGATACCTTCTTAATACAATATATTGGCATTTTGAATATATGTTTAGCTAAAGTCATCTCCGATACTGTACCGGAGGAGAGATTTACTGAACGGTCATAATATACTATCATCATATCACATTTCTTGATTGCTGATATATCTCTTTCACAGATATCATGTCCTAATTCTTTAGTTATTTCAAAGTTATACTTCTTAGTAGTTTCTAATTCACTAGGTGCTACATTATGTTTCTCAAATATATCATTCTCTTCTATACATGGATTATAGACTTCTATGCCTATATCAGATAGCATTGGAGTAATTAGTCTTCTCCAGGTCATGCCTCTATCATCTCTTCTATCAATACCACCTGCTAAATAGGCTTTCATCTAATTCTCCTTTAGTTTAAGATACTCTTCATAATACTTATCAGCATCTTTACTAAGCTTCTCTAGTGATTCTTTAGTTTTGTACACTCCTTCGGAATGAACAATATTATGACAATTACAAGTACCTTTACCACTTATTACATAGTGACCACATAAAGGTAATACTCTATGATCGTTCTTAGCTCTAGTCCTATCTACATCACAATGATGTGCAGTATTCTTACAAGGTTTCTTCTTAAACGTATCAGTATACTCACTATATATACTCCTATACCCATCAGCTTTATGGCCACATATATAACAGGGTAGTCCCTCTATATACACTTTAAACTCAGGATCTTTAATACGTTTCTTTTTCATTATACCTTTCCTAGTTTATTCAAACATTTCTTGAGTCCAATTCCATTTCCTTTGATCTGCATCTAATCTATATAAGGTACTAGAAATAAATGAATTATACTTTTTACTCCTAATCACTGTAGTCGTTCCTGCTAATGCTTTCATTTCATCCATAAAGGGTGCATCATCATAGTCACTACCTACAATTAGATCATTCTTTATCGTTACAGTATCTCCTATAATAAGCTCTCTAAATGAGCATTGTGGTACTCCAGAAGGAGAAGGTGCTTTAGCCCCACTTGAGGTATTCCCATAAGTAGGATCATACTCTGTTTTAGTACCATAACTTATTACTGATATACCATCTTGTCCTTCTTCTGGGCAATCCCATTCGTTTAGTTCTCTATTGAGTTTATCTCTTTCTTCCATCTTTGCACAGTAAGGGCAGTAGTAGCTAGTAAATAATACTTCCATAGCTCTACCACATTTAGGGCAATTTCTTTTACCAATCATATCTTCCTCCTCATATCTCCATTGGTATAAACTCTGCATGACTATTTGAGTATACTAGACCACATCCTAATACACCTTTTTTCTTTAAGTATTTGCCATATCTCATAGCTAGAGATGTATTATCCACTAAACAGCCTACATTCATACCAAATATTAAGCTATCGTGGTTAGCACTGTACTTACATCCTGCTTCACTATGGCAATGGCCCTGAACAAAGCTAGTACGTTTAAATATAGCTGTGTTTAATGCTCCATTAGGGCCGGTACTATTGTTACCATGTTCACATAATACATCTAGTTCTTTAATTACATGGCATAGTGGTTCTACTTTCCATCCTTTAGTTAATCCGAATAGTTCCTTAGATGACTTCATAAACTCCATAGGTATTCCCATTGCTTTTAATGTAGATGTAGCTCTGGTATCATGGTTACCTATTATTAATACTCCTTTAGGAAATGCTTTACATAGCTCCTTACTGAACTTTAATGCCTTTTGGTACTCATCCTTTGCCGTAGGTGCATCTGGTTCTACTGTATACTTACTAATGGCATGAAAGTCAAATATATCTCCTATATGTATCACCTTATCTTGACAATTAAACCTCTTATATACTGCCTTAAGGAACTTGATGGTGTCCTTATGATGATAAGGTGCATGTGTATCTGGAATAATTAAATACGGTTTATGTTGTGTCTTCTTAAACATAGTATTGTCCTCTAGTTATTACTCTACAATATCTGTTCTATCAGGGGTATCACCTTGATCTCCATCATCTTCAAGTGGATCAAATGTTAATTCATGTGGTTCCATATCTTTAATAGTTTCAGCTATGTTCTGTAATGCTTTACACTTAGGTGCAATACTTTCTACTTTGTACTGTGTATCATATCCTGTACCTGATCTTTCTATCCTTATTACTGCTGTTCTAGTATCACCATCATTAGCGGCTATTTCTTTCATAGCTCCATTTAAAGCAAAGAACAGTCTAATTGATTCAGATACTATGTATTTAATAACTGGTTTATCTGTAGCATCTAGTGTTAAGAAATTGGCTTTAAACTGTACTGCTTTCTTCATACCTAACTTACATCTCTCACACTTATCCTTACCGGTACATGCAAATACTTTCTTGCCGGCTTTGTGTACCCATCGGCTAGGCACAGCACCTAATAGGGTGCCAATTACTTCTCCATCACTAAAATCTACTCTGTTAGGATCTTTGACAAATGTTTTCTTGTCTCCTAGTCCTGTTACTTCTTGTAGTTCCATAATGTTCTCCTCTTGTTTATTATAGTCTATTACATAACACTTAAGTAATTCGTCTAAAGGCCATTTATATTTCTTACCTAGTTCATCTATATCATTAATACGGCCTCTTAATAGGTCATTAAAGTACATTCCTTTAAATGTGTCCATTAGTCCTAGAAACTTACGTATCATATATCCATGATGTCGATATTTTAAATCTGTTATCTTATAGGATATTTTATCTATGTGTATGATACGTACTCTTTTTACTTTAATCCCCTCTAGGAGCAATGCAAGCATATAACTAGCTAACTGCCAGCCGTCCTCTTCTTTTACTTGTCTACTTGTTTTATAATCCCATATCTCATATTCTCCTCCTACGGTAACTAATACATCAAATCTACCAGCATACTTGTATAAGGAGTTAATAACACCACGTTCTACCTCTACTACTTTAACCTCTCCTTCATTAAGAGATATTAATTCTACTTTCTTAATATAATTGAGTAGTATTTGACTATATCTAGTACATATCTTAGGATCTACATAGAAGTCTTCTCCTAGTTGTTTCCTATTATATTGTTCAAATACAGCATGTATATTAGTACCTATTTGACCAGCTTTCTGTAATCTCTTAGCTGATTTATCATCTTTCTTAAAACCTCTATACCTATAAGTCTTGGCTATGCCTACCAATGTTGAAGAGGATATATAAGGAAAGTCATCACAGTCAGGTAAGTACCATCTTCTGTTATCCTCATCTTTCCATACTTTTATAATCTTATTTCTCACCAGGTTACCTCACCATTGAATAGGTTAAAATTACAATCTGTGCCATCAGTTGTTATATACCATGAATTAATAAGCTGTGTCAACATTATTTCATATTTATTACCTTTAATGTGTGCATATACAGCATATATATTACCATCAGATAGTCTAAACAATACTTCATCATAAGTAGTTTCTTTACCGCAGGGGTCTATAACCTCCAGGATGGCATCTGATCCATCTTCTCCCTCTACCCCATCCCATACTATAGCTTGGCTAGTTGGGCACGTTATTAAGGCTCCTGTGTCTCCTGTGTCCTCATCTAATACACCAACTACTGTGCAAGGCTCTGCATCCTCACCATCTATTCCATTAATACCATTCTCTCCTGATAATCCTTCGGCACCAGTAATAGACTCACCATCCTCTCCTCTAATACTATCACAAAACTCTTGACTATACATTTCTTGACACGTTAATGGTGTTGTATCATTTTGATCAAACTTGCCGGAGGTTCTACCACATGAAGCTATAAATAGCAATAAAAGTAATATACTAATCCTCTTTATCATAACATTCTCCTTCGGTAGTTGATAACTCCTCACATTCATCACATATAGAAATACCATTCATAACTCTATCTACTGATAACGGTTCACCACATATTACACAGCTTTCTATTCGTTCCATATAGTTTCCTTATGTTGTAATACCCAAGCCCTAATCGAAGTTTCTCGGACCATAGCTAAAAGTATGAAAATATTGCAAACCTCATTATTCGACACAAATTAAATAAAGTCCTATATTTTTAATAATAAATAATAATTCTAGCCATATTGGTATAGTTTGTGTAGTTGCAATTAATATACCATATTATAATAATTATGTCATTATATTTTAAAGGGGTGTAATACTACCTTAAAGGTATAAATACACCCTATAGTGGGTCATTAATTACTTGTATAACAATATCATATAGATACACCTTAAGTTATAGGCTTATTGTGCAATACCTTGTCAATATTATGACACGGGAATATATTCTCATACTAATATCATTGGAGTTTTTATTGGCATGGTACATGCAGGGTAATAGAAGTATGAAACTAGCATATAAAATAATCGTAGCAAGTAAAGTAAGTGATTATAACATGATGCCAGAAGGCCATATATACTTTGATGAAACTAATGAAGACTTCACATCTTTCTTTCAAGATATTTTAATGTGTCAAAATAAAGACTTGTTAACTAATGATGATGATGATGTAACATTAGTGGAGAAGATAGATAATATTAAATAACCAAAGAGGTATTAACATGGAATGGACGGCACAAAACTTAAAAGATGCAAAAAGAGTTGGTGAAAATTTAAGTGGTATTGAATTAGAAACTAATGATGGTTTTGTATACTTTGATATATTAGAAACTGAAAGAGCATTAGTGTTTGGTGGTTACTGCAACACTGGATTTTTACAGTCAGGTTTTATTCTAAAAGACGGCTTTACAGTGAACGAAACTTTACAAGCTTTAGTTGAAGAGTTGGAGATGTTTTATAACGAAGGCGCAAAATACACTAGTTTAATAGTTTTTAATGATAGAATGTAATTTATAACTAACAAAAGGGGTCTTATGGCTACATATGATACATACTTGCCTAAATTCAGTGGGTTTTATGAAACTATTTGGGATTTTGACGATAGTCAATTACGTGACGAGTATGGTGATGAGATACTTGACTACATAGATTATAAAGAGTATCAAAAAGACGTGTCTAAAAGGTTATGTAAGGTAATTAAGGCACATACTATATTAGATTTAGGCTTGCAGTTTGAAGATATTAGGATTGAATTTGATAGCTTATATAGTCCGAACGCCTATAACTTTGAAACTGATATTATTAACTGTAAGATAGCTTTAACAGATAATGCAATACAGGCTATTCAAGTATATATAAGAGATAATGAGGCAAAATTTAAAGAATATATTAAAAATAGGTATACCTCGTATGACGGCTTTAGTTCATATTATAGTAATGATAATAGGGATTGGATAGCAACTACAAAAGAGTTTACGGATTTTAGCGACAATAAGCATATGTTAGGCAGTGTGTTAGGTTTTATACTAGGTGATTTGGAGCAAGTAGACTTGTATTATAATGTAATGGATGATATTGATGTTTATTCATATGTAGATTTTAACAAGTTTGACAATACTGCCGAAGGTATAAAGTGCCAGTTAAAAGACTTAAAATTTGGTGATACTTATCAACTATTGCTATTAAAGAGATTAAATAAACTAGAAAGCGAGGTGTAGTTATGAAAAAGGTAGTCTTTATAGTTCCATTGTGTAAATTAGTATTGTGTGATAAACTGCTATTCCATGATACTTTGTGTGAGAAGTTCGGTGGTTTTACAAAGTATGAAATAAAAGGTGGATGGTTTAATCCAGAAACTGGAAAGGTTGAATATGACTTGTCTTATAAGTATGAGGTATTGACAGATAAGGTTGAAGTGTTAAAGGCCTACATAATAGCATTAAATAAAAGATGGAAAGAGGATTGTATATATTTTGAGGTAGTTGATACAGATGTACATTTTATTAAATAATTAACCGAAGGGGTATAATATGCATGGATTAGACAAAATAAGAGAACTGAACGATATTGCAGAAAGTAAAGAACTAGACGGCGACAAGGCTATAGAGAAGTACCTAAAAGATAAAGGGGTGGAAAGTGTTGAATGGAATAGTGAGGACTACCATCCTGAATTACCAGATACAGAGATATTGATAGTAAATTTAGATAACTAATTGACTGGAGGTGTACACCATGCAGGATATTTATATTTTAAAGTATTATGACGATTGGGACGAAAACAATACAATAATTGAGTTTATAGGCTTTTCGGAGCAAAGCTGTAAAGATTATTTATTATTACAAGTGAACGGCAAGTTATTGCCTACTGATAAAACCTATATGGATTTAGATAGACTACTTGAGAGTGATAATTACTATATCGCCTCATATAGTGAAGTGGATATTGAAGGTAAACGGCCGTATATATACGACTTAGACAACTAATGAGGTAATATTATGACTTATACATATACTATTGAAACTCCATCATACATAAACAATGATGAAAACAGGTACACTCCAAAAAGCACTATAAGCAATATATTACATGAAGATAGTAATGCGGAATATAATTGTGAAAGCTATGCAGTACATGACTGCCTTATTGAATGGATATGGAGCGATTATAGTATACAAGAACTATTGGAAGAGGGTTATAATAAAATCACACTTAACGATATAAAAAAAGGTGATTTAGTATGTGTTCTTGACCATAGCATACTGCTACACTATGCTTTAGTATCTAGCACCGATAATAAGAACCTGCTAAATACTAGGGTTATTAGTAAATGGGGCAGTTTTGGACTATGGGAAACCCCTATCAATGAATGTACGGCATACGGCAATAAATTCATATTTTTAAGAAAGCAATGATAAGTAACTAATGAGGTAATATTATGACCATTGACGAAACTATAAGCGATATGTGGGATATACTTATCGAACGTGGCATTGCTACCGAAGAGGAATTAAAGTTAATCACTAATGCGAAAGGATGTAGTCTAGATACATTGGATGAGGTTTTATATTGTAGGACGGGTTATAGAGATATTGAACAGATGGATAATCTTGAATAATTACCGAAGGGGTGTAACATGGATAATGCCAAACTAATAGAAAAGCATACGGGATTGGTCAAGTATGTAGCTAAAAGGTATATTAATAATGGATTAGACTTCGAGGATTTGTGTCAAGAGGGCTACATAGGGCTACTAACAGCTAATAGCAAGTATATTGAGAACAATAAGTGTAAGTTTAGCACCTATGCGTACCAATGGATAAAACAATCTATCATCAGAGCGATTGAGAATACAGGCTCTCTAGTACGTATTCCAAGCTATAAGCATAAATTGTGTGATAGTAGGTGTGCCGATTTTGTAGACAATTTGCACCATAACAATTCAGATAGTAATATTACAGTTCAATTGTTACTTGATAAAATTAAAATCATATTAGGCGATAGTGTAGATTATGAGATATATATTGATAGGAATATGAATGATTTATCTTATCGCGCCATTGGTGATAAGCATGGATTATCTTATGAGGCTATTAGGAAAAGGTTGATAATATTACAGCAATTAGTTAAAGACAAACTTAATAAATAACCCAATGAGGTAACTATGTATCAACTAGTATTAGTGGATGATATATTGGACGAAACTATTGAAACGGTAGTAGAGCAAGGCATTGATACCTTTACCAATGCTTTAAAGGCCAAATATAAAATACTTAGCACCTATTCGGCTACAAGTGCAGGTATTGAGATAAGGTATGTTCAAAAGGATGATACTATTCATTAATTGAAGTTAAGTAATTATAGTTTATCAATGCTAGCCTATTAATTGTTATAGGTTAGCACCTGTTATAGTCAATTACGTCCTACAAGACCTATTTAAGCCATTATTATTAAAAACCCTAGCATAGCTATTGATAACACTATTGCGTAGAACCTTGACCCCTTCAGAGGGCTTAGAAAGGTAATTGTATTGGTGTTACTAGCCTACTTAATAGAATTAATAGAACATAGGATACTCCGTCGGTAAAGATTATATAAGGTAAACACTAACAATTACTATTGCATATTAGGTACATTCCCTATATAAGAGATTAGAAGGAATATTATACAAATTATCGGATAAATACCCATTCTATACACTTCTATACGTCTATATGTTACCTATTATTGCCTTTATTGCCGTAGGTGTATGCTACAGCGCATTATTAGCGGGGTGGGGTCTGCATTGCCCAAAACCTCTGCGTATATATGTATATATATGCATATGTATATATTATAACATTACATACTATATACACCTACGGTAATAATACAGTATATCATATAACAATACTATAATAATACCATATAGTATTAATAGCATATACCTCTAATAGTAAGTATATTACATGCTAATAGATACTAACCACCCCCCCTTACCCACAAGGCCACTCTGTGTAGTGTAACAGTGTGTATACTACCTCCCCTAGCACATACACACAGATACCCGTTAAATATTTTTCTATTTTTCTATTTTCTATTTTTACAATTCTGTAGCACCACTATAATAATGTTGATAATACCCCTTATATGTGATATAATATAGATATGACCAAGAAAAGAAAACCCACCTTAAAACAATCCAAATTCGTAGATGAGTACGTAGCAAATGGTGGAAATGCTACTAAAGCAGCTATGGTATCTTATGACGCTAAGAATAAAATAGACGCTGGAAATATAGGTACTCAAAACATGGCCAAACCCCTAATCCAAGATTTAGTAGATTCTAAAATAAAAGAATTAAAAGATGGCATGCTAGACACAATGAAAGATACTGGATTAATGAAACTAGCCATGCAAACAGCAGAATTAGACCTAATGGATGAGGACCCCCGAGTAAGAGCAGAAGCACGTAAATACATACTTAAACTAGCAGAGTTTTTAACCGAATCAGAGAGAAAACGAAATGGAACAACTAATAACTATTTATCTGTCCCTAAATGGAAAGGATAATCCTATCACTATCCAAGACTATATAAACGCCATAAATAGACGTTATGACCATAACTACATATCTAATGAGTTCATTGCCCAAGAAGTCTTAAATATGGACTATCTAACAGAAGATGGACATTCTTACCAAATATATGAAATAAATGAAGAAAGTATTGAAGATATACCCGATAGTATGATATAATGTATATAAGGGGATAATATTGTCTTACACACCTAAATTCGAGAAATTCTTAAAAGAACTAAATGAAATGGCTTCCAAAAAGGAGCCAGTTCTAGTTTTAAGAGACTTCTTTGAAAAAGGCATGATAAAATTAGGTGCTAAAGAACGTATAAATAACCTCTATAAAGTAAGACCTAAAAGGGCAATCCCTGGGCAAAGATCAAGATATGTATCATTTAGAATGAACAAAATGCAAGACTATTATTACGACCATAGAACCCATAGAGACTCAATCCTAAAAATGAGACAAGGTGGTACTACGACACTATCTTGTGTAATGGCATTAGATTTATGCTTATTTGGACTAGGCATGAACGCTGCAATCATGGCAGAAGTTCTACCCAACGTTAAAAAGTACTTCAGAATAACTAAAAACGCTTTCAACCAATTCCAAAAAGATTGGGGTGAGTTCTACCCAGTACATAACTCTATTGATAATGCCTTTGAATTACTAATAGCAGAAACAGGTTCTCTTCTAATGGTATGTACTGAAACTAAAGGACTTACCTTAGATTTCCTACATATAGCAGAAGCAGCATTTGTCCAAGAAAAGAGAATCCAAGAATCAATAGAATCAGTCCCCCTATCAGGCCACATCGTATTAGAGTCCACTCCAGACGGAGCATCAGGACTCTTTTTTAAGTATTGGGACTCATTCCTAAAGAACCCAGATAAAGCTATGTTCACAGGACACTTCTTTCCTTGGTGGTGGATCTATCCAGAAGAAGAAGATATTTCTTGTATGAGAAGACCTAAAACATTTGTACTTACAGATAAAGAAGATGACTTAATGAAGATCAATGACCTAGATGAAGATCACATACTATTTAGAAGATTAAAGATATCAGAAGCCGGAGACTCAGAAGCAGAGTTCTTAAAGAAATACCCAGAAGATCCAGTAACATGCTTCTTATCAGGAGCATCATCAATATTCTCAGCAGAGCTAGTAAGAAACCTATGGATGAACAGTACAGATCCAGCATTTAAAGGAGACTTGAGAACAGCCCATGCCTAAATTAAAGATAAAATTTGAATCCAGAGTATTTAAAGGCGATGATGAAGATTTCCATGGCTGGAGAATCTGGGAACAACCTAAAGAACTACATACCTATGCTATAGGGGTGGATACAGCCGAAGGCAAAGGAAAAGATGCATCATGTTCCCAAGTAGTAGACTGTGATACAGGAGTAGTAGTAGCTAACTTCTGGTCCAACCAAATAGACGAAGATAACTATGCAGCAGAAGTATATAAAGCAGGTTACTATTACAACAAAGCAAGAGTAATTATAGAAAGTAACAATACAGGTAGTGCAGTAATAACAAACCTAGCTGGAACATACTCTACATCATTAAGATACCCATATCTATATAAAAGGTTTGAGTACAACGAATACACTAAAAAGAAAACTAAAATCATTGGATACAGAACAGGCAACAATAAAGGCCAGTTAATATCCAATTTAAAAGCAGCCCTAAGAGATGGTGAACTGAAAGTCAAAGACCAAAGAACAATAAAAGAACTAAGTACATTCGTAAGAGATGAAAAGACAGGCAAGATAGGAGCCAAAGGCGTAGCCAACGATGATACAGTAATGGCATTAGCATTAGCCTGGGAACAAGTACTAGTACTAAGATCAGTAACTAGATACGATAAACAATCCCAAACCAACATGGAAAGAGAATACGACAGCACAACAGGATTTCCAATATAACTAGGAATAAATTATGGCTAAAAAGTCTAAAAAGATAAAGAATAAAGAGTGTTTAGAATACGTAGATGATCTATTAACTAGCTCAAGAAAATTCTATAAACCACTCCATAAGAAGTGGAACACCTTCGAATACATCTATGCTAAAGGAGCAGCTAAAAAGAACACTCCTAGAGGCAGAGCCAACCTAGAACTACCCATAGCTTTCCAACAAATAGAACCATTCGTAGACCAGTTATCAGAACTTCTATTAGGAGAAGCTCCTTACATAAAGTACGTAGGAAGAAACAAAGAAGACTTAGAAGCATCAGAAGAAATAACAAACTTCACCCAATGGCAAACAGAAATAGGTGAACTTTACCCAGAAGCAAGAAAATACTTCCGTAACCTAGGAAAACTAGGTAATGCCGTAATGAAGATTAACTGGGAAGAAGATTCAACAGAAATAGAACTAGAACCAGATGAATATGAATTTGACATGGAAACAGGAGAACCTAAAGAATATATACAAGATAGAGTAACATTCGATGGTCCAAGATTCTATAACATTTCCTTATTCTCCTTTATAATCCCTAAAGGAGTAGACCATTGCAATGTACAAAAGATGCCTTGGGTAGCCCATAGGGTATATAGAACCCCAGAAGAACTCTTAGATAATGATAACTACAAGATGGCACATGCTAAGATTAAAAAGATGATAGGTAAGAAAGATAACAAACTAGAATCAAATAAACCAGTAATAAGGAATGATTCGGATAAAGAAGTATCTAAAGAAGCAGGAGTAGCACTATTTGGTCAAGGAAAAGACCTAGATAAGAAAAATCAAGGTAAATGGGAAATCATAGAATGGTGGGGAATGTACAATCTAGGAAAAGGTCGTAAAGAACCAGCATTAATAGCAGTAGCACATACAGGAGAAGATGATGCTCTACTACTAAGAAAAGAACCCAACCCTTTTAAATATAAATTCAAACCCTTTACAATGTCATACAACTATCCAGTAGAAGGTGAATCCTACGGTTACGGAGAACTAAATCACATTAAAGGACTAATTAGTGAATCTACAGCACTAAGAAACGCTAGATTAGATAGAACTAATATATCCCTACACTCAATGTGGCTAGTAGAACGTACTTCAGGTGTAAATTTAAGAGATTTATACACAGCACCAGATAAGATAGTACTATGCGATGATAAAGAAGCCATAGAGAAACTAGAACATTCAGGAGCTTCTCAAGCCTCCGTAGAAGAACTAGCTAGAATAGATTATGACATCCAATCCACTACAGAAATACTAAACCCAAGACAAGATGTATCTAACGTAGGAGCAGCTTTCGGTAGAACAGCAACAGGCATATCTTACTTAGCTAGTAGAGGCCAATTAAGAAGTGTAATTAAGGCTAAACTATTACAGTACACATTCATTAAACCATTGGCCAGGATACTCCTTTGGTACAACAGAGAATTTATAGGAACAGAAGAAGGATCTAAAACAGAGTACAGAGTATCAGATACAGAGAGTAACCCATTCAGAGAACTAGACAACACATCCTTCTTATCAGATGTAGACTTTGTACCAGAATCATCCCCAATCAAAGCAACCAGAGCAGAAAGATCAGAAGACTTAGCATACCTAATGCAAACAATAGCCCAAGTAGAAGGAGTAGTTCCAGGAACAGTAAACTTCAGAGAACTCTTATTAGAATCATTTAAACTTAAAGGATACCCACACCCAGACAAATTCCTAAACCCAGAAGGTCCAACTACAGTAATAGACGATGGCCAAGGTAACCTCTTAGACGAAAAAGGCCAACCAGTAAATGTAGTACCCATTGAACAAGTACAAGGTGATAAAGGAGGTCAACAATGAGTGAAATAGAATCTAAAAGCCAAGAAACCAATAAATATACCCTCTTAGACAATCTAACCCAACATGATGGATGGCCCATCCTTCTAAGTGAATTAGAAAGAGTAAAAAACATAGTAACTCAAGCATTACTACAAGAAAAGGACTACAATAAAATAGTAAGATACCAAGAACGCTATAGAGCATTTGATAGTGTCATAATGATACTAAAATCATCAAAAAGTATTAAAGAAAAACTATATGAAGAAATGCAAGACATATTAGAAGATGAACAATTAAAAAAAGAATACGATATATAGTAACTGAAAAAAGGAGAACAAAATGGACAAAGAAATGGACAAGTCCCTAGACGAACTCAGAGAGGCCATTGACGAAGATCAAAACGATGAAGAAGATCTTGAACTAGACAATGAACTCGATGAAGACGAAGGGAAATCCCAAGACGATGAAGGTGCCTCTGATGAAGAGGGAACACTTGAGGGAGCCTCAGACAACGATTCTGATGAGGGAACTCCAGATGAAGATTGGATCATACCAGGAAGGATCAAAACTCAGGAAGATCTACTTAAATCCTACAGAGAACTAGAAACATTCACAGGATCCCAAAGTAGTGAAATCCAGAAACTAAGATCAGCGGTAACAGCCCCACCCCGCAAGGGAGAATCCCCAGAAGACAGAAATGAAAGATTAGTTAGATTTGCTGAAGAGATAAAGAAAGACCCTGTAGAAGCTATTAAGAACATAGTTAGATCAGAAACAGACAAGGATAGAAATGTAGCCCAATCAGAGAAATTTGCAGGAGCATACGAACAACGTATGCAAGATCCTGAATTTGCTGAACTAGAGCCAGTAATGACTCAGATAGCCACCCATTATGGAGACATGATACAGGCTAATGGTATGAATAACGATCCTCGTCTATTAGACATTCTACATTATGCAGCTAAAGGTGTAAAAGCTACAGAAATAGCAAAGAAAGCAGCAGACGAAGCTAAACAAAAGGGAATCATTAAGGGCCAGAAGCTACAGCGTAAAAAAGCTAAAGCTAAGATCGAAGGATCCTCCGGCAATCAAGAAAGTAAGAAATCAGACGTAGACAAACTAACAGCATCAGAAATCAAAGCCAAACTAAAAAGTGGTGAACTAGAATACTAATGCTGTACGAGGAATAAACAATGACAACTCCATATGTAGATACTAGTACACTATCAGATAACTTACATAGTTTTTACTTTAAAACTCTGTTAGAATCAGCCGAAAAGAAACTAGTAGTAGCACAACTAGGAATGAAAAAACTTCATCCTAAAAGAACAGGTAAAGAATCATACGTGTTACAGTACTCTAATTTAGATAATACTAGCGATTCTATAACAGAAGGTGTAACACCATCAGAAAGTGAAATATCAACCAATAAGACTACTATAACACTATCCCAATATGGTAGATGGATAGGCCACTCTGATGTAATATCAAAAGTAGCCATAGATGATGTAGTTGAAAACATTTCCAAAAGACTTGGTTATGCAGCAGCTAAATCAGTAGATTCTACAATTATAGCAGTATTAATTGCAGGAGCTACAAATAGCATCCAATATGTAGGAGCAGGTAATACAGTAGATGATGACATTTCAGCTACAGAAGTATTTACAGCCCTAGATGTAATTAAAGGCGTACGTGTTCTTAGAGGACAAGATGCCCCTGAAAGAGAAGATGGATACTATACAATGGTAGTCCATAGTCTAATAGCTATGGATATGATGTCAGACACTTCAGCAGGTGGTATCATCGAATTGAATAAGTATGTAGCAGGTATGCAAGAAAAACCATTAAAAGGTGAAGTAGGTAAAGCCTACGGTGCTAAAGTAATCGAATCTAACAACATTAGCTCAGTAGAAAATGGTAGTAGTGTAAATGTATATAGAGGATTACTATGTGCCCAAGATCCTTTTGTATTCACATCTTTAGACAAAGATTTCATCGAATACATCAATAAAGAAGTAGGATCATCAGGAGCAGCAGACCCACTAAACCAAAGAGGTTCAATAGGTTATAAAATGATGTTCGGCAGTGCCTATGTAGGCGGAGCCTGGGCAGAAGATGCAGACGAAGGTGCATCACCAGACTTATGCGTACAGATTAGAGGTGCAGCCACAGGTGGTTGATGCTTTTGGGTATGGGAGGGATCTCCTCCCTATCCTAGAGGTATTAAATGCTATTTACAGACTTTCAATATTTATTAAAGAAACTAAATCCTAGACTATACATAGATGTAAAACATCAAGTAGCTAAACCAGGATTTAAAGACTACCCCACAGCAGGGCTGTATCTAAGAGAAGCTAAAGGAATAATGCAATACTTATTTGGAATACCTCATAATCATGTACCTGAATATTCAGTATCAGCATTAAACTTTAATGAAATAATAGAAGAACAAGGAAGAGAAACATTAAATGAGATGATAGATACAGGACATGCTCCAAATGATGAAGTATTCCTTTGGAGAGGATGGAGAGCTATAGTATCGAACCTAATTAAGATGAGAATGGTAGACCATAAGAGAGCAGAAAAGATATTTAGAACTCATTTCGTAACAGCTATACCACAATTACCAAGAACTTTTATAGACAGAAAGCCTCAATGGGGCTAATACAATTTAATAAATAGGAGATTAATACCATGCCATTTACAAGCAAAGATACATTAGAACTAACGGTTATAGATGCTAATGTGGATTCAATATTAGAAGATACTAATGAAATACAAGGAGATCTAAAGGATGGAGGCAGGTTAGATTTACTAATCGATGGAATCAAGGCCTCTACAGATAATCTACCAACAGATCCAGCAGATGCTTCAGTAATAGTATCTGCATTTGCTGTAACAGATGGCAAGATAGATGTAATAGATGCTTTCCATGACACTCCTTCGGCAGACTCAGCAGACAATGTAATAATGAGTGATGTAATAGGAAGTAAGTCAGACACATCAGCAGGAACATCATTAGTAGGATTAGTAAGACTAATAGACAGCATAGTAGATGCTATTAAAGCTAAAACAGACACTTTTCCAGCAAACGTAGCAGATGCAGCTGTAGTAGCAGCATCATTCGTAACAACAGATGGTTTAATAACTACAGTAGATACCGTAGTAGATTCCATTAAGACAAGTACAGACAACCTCCCTACTGATCCAGCAGATGCTTCAGTAATTGCAGCAGCTTTCGCAGTCACAGACGGTAAAGTAGATGCAGTACAAGGAGATGTAACAACTATTGATGGAATAGTAGATGACATACTATTAGATACAGCAGAAATAGGATCCGCAGTAGGTGCATCCATTAGCGCAGACATTGCTGCAATAAAAGCAGTAGCAGACAATGGCGCATTAGAAAGTAGCATTACCTCACTAGATACACTAATAGATGGCCTAATTACAACCGTAGGCGTAGCAGGACTAGGATTAAGTGCAATCCCAGCTCCAACAGACATGGCCTTAGACAGTACAGTAGCTAAAGCAGCAGCCCTTACCACAGTAGACACAGTAGTAGATGGAATCCAAACAGATTTAGACAATGCTACAGATGGTCTTGGAGCCATTAAAGCAGTAGTAGATAATGGTGCATTAGAAGCAACTATTGGATCACCAGTAGGTGCAGACATCAGTACAGACATTGCAGCTGTACAAACAGCAGTAGATGCTCTAGGAGGTTCTGGTGAAGACAAGGCTACATTTAGTTATACAGATGCAGGATCAGAACAAACAGTAGTAGAACTAACAGTAACAGACAGAAAGATATTATATGGAGTATGGCTAGATATGGTAAATATGACTCAAAATGGTACAATTAAAATATATTATAAAGTAGATGGTACTAACTATCGTGAAGTAATGAGTGAATCATGGACTACAGCAGACTTAGATGGTGTATATATAGATCTAAACATGGGTGTCACAGATGACTTTAAAGTAACATATGAAGAAGATGTAGATGAAGCAGCAGATAGAGCTTTACCATATTCAATAGTATGGAATAAAATACAATAATAGGAGAAACTAATGCCAATATTTCCAAGAGAAGAAACTTTACTATCACTAGGTGAATGTAGAGACATAGGTATAAGCCAAACAGCAACAGCTTTCAATATATGTCGTGCAGATGGATCTAGTTTAAGTACTTCTAATTATGGCTCAGTAGGTATACCAAGTACTACAGCAGGACTAGTTAAAACATTAAACGTAACAGCCAATGCAACCATATCACATGGAGACACTAATGAATTAGGTGATAACTCATGGGGTATTACTACTACAGTAAACTGGGCTGAAGACAGACCTTTATACCTTTATGCAATAAACTTTGGTAATTCTAAAGTGTATTGGGGCCTATCAGATGACCCAACTAAAACAGAAACCCCTGCCACAGTATACTATAAAAATGTAGGTGGAGCCAATGTACAAGGTAATTTCTTATGTATGACAGATAGTGGTGGAGATGATTTAGCTGCCAAGCCTTGTGTATGTGTGGGAGCAATTAGAATACAATGGACTACCTAAGGAGATATATATGAGTACTTTAAATGGAAGTGTATTAACTAAAGGTGAAGAGAGTATTAATATAAGACGTAAAATACAAGAGGTCACTACTTGCGAAGCTCAAATAAAGAACATAGAACACATGAGCAATAGAAAAGGTATTAAAGAACTACCTAAGAAGGAAATGATTAGACAAATCAATGAACTCAAGATAAAGAAAGATTTAGCACAAGAACTATTAGATGAAGCAGTAAGCCTAGGAGCAGACCTAGTACAAATATTAAATGAGGAAATATAATGGCTGATTATTGGACAATTCAAACATTAAATAACGCAGACGGTATTAACAGATACCATGAACAAACAGTATTTACCTTCCCAACAGGGCAGAATGGTGCAGATTCAGGGGGTTACATATTCCAAACTGGGGCATCTACCTTACCTACTTTTGCCACACAGGCTTGTTATTATACATTACAACGAGATGGAAAGATGTCTCTAGCTATAAATTTAACTAATAATGCTGGAGGAACGGCGGGTAGTGGTGCTGATGTTCTATACTTTGCTATACCAGCAAGCAGTAAAATATCTACAGATTATTCGGTCGCTAGCATGAATATGAATGGCTACTATAGAAATGGTGGAACATGGCTAGGATTAATTGCAGAAGCAAGTGGTGTAGCAATGCTACTTAGAATAGCTACCGCTGCTCAGGCACTACTTAATTCAGGGAATTTTTCTGATACTGATGATAGAAGAGTAAGAGTAGTTATAGACTATAAGGCATTTTAAATGATAGACAAGATAATAAATAAATTAAGTAAGATTACTTGGCTAAACTTAAATAATAAGTATGTATGTACTCAAGCAGCATTACATATATTCTTAACTTGTTCTATGGTATTTGTATTTAATTTATTCACTAGCCCTTACTGGGTAGCTATATATCCTTTATATAAAGAATTTATAATTGATAAACACTATAATATATTTAATGAAGACAGAGAAGCTAAAATAGACCTATTAACAGATCTTATAACTAACTATTCAGGATATGTAATTGGTATCCTGGTATTGAGTATAATGTAAATGATAAAATTACACTACATGTTAATGGAATTACTAAGAAGATTAACTAGTAAAATATCTAGTAAAGCACTAATAATGACTCAAATACTGATAGTAGTTAATATAATAGTATATATAATGCAATGTATAAATCCAGATATAACAAGTATGTATGTATTCCGTAGTAATATATGGTATTCATACTTAACAGCTTGTTTCTTACATGGATCATTAAGACATTTAATGGGTAATATGTTATTCTTATCATTCATTACACCTGTAATAGAGAAAGCCTATGGAGAAAGATTTATACTATTGGCTTATTGCTTTACAGGAATAATGGGAAGTGTATTATTTGCAATGTTCTTACCACAAGCTACAGCATTAGGAGCTTCAGGAAGTATTTGTGGACTAATGATGATATGGATATTCCACCACCTAATCAATGGAAGACTAATAATAGTACTACCAGCATTATTCTATTTCATGTCTCAAGGACTATCAGCAGGAAAAAGTCTTTTTATGAACTCAGGAATAGGATACTTAGCACACTATGGATCAGCACTAGGAGCATTTTTCCTATTGCCTATAATGCTATTTAAAAACCAAAGGGACTAATTATGGCATTAACTAGAGGACAATTTATTACCAACGTAGCTACTGCATTAGAAAGACCTGATGATACAGCATTTAAAACACAGATATCAGGTAGATTAGATCAAATGTTATTTGTAATGTTTGATATGCATGATTGGAATTGGAAACATAAGGAAGGTACATTTAGTACAGTATCAGGAACAGAAACATACGATGTAAGTACATCTAGTGTAGATGTAAGATCTTCTCAAGATTTAGAAGTATTGTATGATTCTACGAACAAGACAGTACTAAGTAAAACAACATTAAGAACACTAAGAAGACAATACCCAGAAGGACTAGCTTCAGGTAAACCAGAAAGATATGCCCCTTGGGATAATAAGTCAATACACATTGATAACATTCCAGATGCAGTATATGTAATGAAGTATTTATACCTAGCTAAAGCCACTCTACCCACTAGCGATGACGATGACTTAGAAGCAGTATGTGGAGTACCTGACTATGCACATTACCTACTAGAAAAACTAGTACTATCAGAAATGATGATTATAGACAACGATGACCGCAGACAAGGCCTACTAGTAGAAATAACTAAAATGTGGAGGCCCCTAGCTATCAATGCTGACATGAAACATTTAGAATCATCAGCTAGATTTAGGTTCTTTGAAGAAGAACTAGGAGTAGCTTATGACCAAATAGATCCATTAAACTTTAACTGTGATGGATATGAGGACTAATGGCAACTAAATCCAAACAATACCTACCAACTAGAACATTCATAAATGGTGTAGATAACACTACACCTTTAGAATCAGAGAACATAGCCAACACTCTATCTGAATGTCTAAATGGTGAAATGATTAATGCAGACATCATTAAAACTCGTAATGGATATACCACAGTAACAGGAGCTAAAGGAAACTACATTCCAAGAGAAGGTATAGACTACATTAAACCAGATGGTACAATAGAAACAATAGTATACCTAGTATCAACTACCGCCACAGGTAATAGTGGAATACTAGCTCGTAAGAATGGAACTACTTTAGACAGCATTAAAACAGGACTACCAGACGGCATTAAACCTTGCATGCTACAAGTACGTACAGCACTATTTGTATTTACAGGAGAAGAAGATTTCCAGTATGACGGAACCACTACTAAACAAATAGGAATAGATGCTCCTACGGTAATACCAACAATACACAGCAACATATCAGGAGACTTAAACATAGATGGTCATTACTTATATGTATACACCTACTATAATACATTATCAGGAGCAGAATCATCCCCATCATTACCATCAGCAACACTAGATGCAGGAGCCAACGGAGGTATCACAATACAAATAACTCCAGGTAACTCCCTATCAGACCAAATAAAGGTATATAGAACAGTATCAGGAGGCTCCATATTCTTCCTAGATGGCACAGCAGACATAGATGCCACCACATATGAATCAACCATATCAGATGCAGTCTTAGGAGATGAATTAGAAATAGACAACGAAAGACTCCCAGAACCAGCCAAATTTGCCATACTCTTAGACAGCAGACTATTCGTAGGAGGCTTCGCTTCCAATCCTAATAGAATACATCACTCTAAAATAGGCATCAATGGCTCCATGTTCGAATCATTCCAAGCAACAGACTTCATAGACTGTGACCTAAACGATAAAGATAAAATAATAGGATTAGGCCTAATAGATACTAAAGTAGGAGTAGTTAAAGAAAAGAAAGTAGGAAAACTAATCCCACTAGACCTAACAATAGGAGGACTAGAAACAGGAGGCTCCACCAAGTACCTATACAGAAGACTATCAGATGATTGTACAGGAACCAATCATCATTCAATATTTGAAGTAGCAGGTAAAATGGGATGGCTAGGTAAAGACAACATATACATGACTAACGGAGTAGACGTAGTCCCAATAGCCAGTAGAATAAGAGATACTATTCGTAGCTTAAACAAAGACCAAGCATACAAAGCAAGTAGTGTAGTAATATCATCGAATCTACAAATAATAATATCTGCAACCAGAGAAGGTAAAACAGAACCAGACTATCAACTAATAGCCCACTACCAAAACTATCCTGTAATAGCATGGACAATGTTTAGCCCAGGTCCTATAAACAGTTCACACCCAGGACTCCCAATAGCATCAATATGGGAAACCACTATAAACAACCAAACAGAACATTACTTTGGTAGTAGTAACTCCAACGGTAAAGTATGTAGATACAACTACGGCACTAATGATGATGGAGATCCAATATACTTTAGAGTAAAATGCCAATGGGAACCAGGTAGAGATGCCATGATGTTAAAATCATTCCATTCAATAAAATACCTAGCTACCACTAATTCAGCATCCCCTGATAACATATTAAACAACACTTGGGAAGAGAATGGTAGTGAATCAGTAGTAAAAACAGAAACAGCTACAATAACCACCAGTACCAAATGGGCCACAGCTAAATGGGCCACATTCAAATGGGCTGGCCTAATATATTCAGCAATAAGCTTCTTTCCAAATAGAAAAGCATACGTAGGAAGATTTGGATTCTACAATGATGATTTAGATGCACAATTTGCAATCAAAGCCATGAGATTACTATATAGGATAATAACAGAATGAAACCCATTATAGAAGATACAAAAATAGATAAAATAGTTCAAGAAAACTTTGAATCTATTAGAAACGTATTAGGCGGTAATGTATCTTTAGATAATATGTCCCTACGTGTACTAGAAGGAACCACTAAAGGATCAGATACTAAGAATTTAGTAAACCATTCATCAGCACGTAGACCAGTAGGCTGGTTACCACTAGTAGGAGATGTATATGTTCAAGGAATAGACAATAAGTACATGGATATAAGATCTACTAAACCTTCAGTAAACTACAAAATACTAATAATATTTGGACCTCCAATAACAAGTGAATCATTAAAAGCAGAAGGTGGAGACGGCTACGCCAATACAAATACAACAGTAGAAAACATAACACAAGAAATAGTAATAGAACAAATAGAAGACATACAAGTAACATTCAAACCAACAGTAGTAAAGAACTTCACTAACCAAGCCCTATGGGGACTAAATAACTATAAAGCAGACCAGTTCAATTCAGTAGTAACAGACGGAGACTACTTCTACATAACAGCCACAGGAGGATTTCTAGCAACTAACCAAAGAATGATATACAGAGTAAATAGAACCACAGGAACCACAGACTACCTAAACCTAGGTGCCAACATAGATGCAGGACTTAGTGCATTAACCATAGCAGCCGACGGCTTCCTATACGCTATTACCTACCAATATGGAGCAGCCAATAGAATATTCGTAACTAAAGTAGACCTAACTACATTCACATTAGACCATTTATACACTATAGTACTAACAGTTAAAAACATATCCTCACTACTAGTAGATGATACTAATATATATTTCACACACACAAACTCAGCCACTAAAAAGACATACATAAGCAGAGTAAATAAAACAACTGAAGCATTAACAACATTATCCCTAGATGCCACAGATTCCTATTGCTACCCAGGTGAAATATTAAAAATAGGAGGCTCTCTTTACTGCCTATACACCAATCTAGGAAACGTATCAGCAAGCATAGCTAAAGTACAAATAAACACATTTACATTAGCAAATACATTCACTACTACCTACGCATACCTAGCTAAAACAATGGTACAAGTAGGAAATAACCTATACATACCAGTAGTATCAAATCAAACACTAGCAAACAATGGAGGAACTCCCCAATACGATTCAGCCATAGCAGTATTTGATCTACTTTTAGAAACAGTATCAATAGTTCCAATAGGAGGAGCATTAGCCACCTTTTGGAATAACATAGTAACATCAGATGATTACTTATACATATCCAGTATTGTAACATCAACTAACTACGGCAATACAGGAACTGTCATAATAAGATACGACACATTACTTGATACATACATTACAGGATGGATACCTCTATTCTCTGAAAATGAAGGTGGCAATAGTTTAAACGCTACCGTCTTAATAGACACAGATGATAACAGTACCCCATTATTCATTAGAGATCATACAGGTAACTTTGAATATTCAACCGTAGACTTTACAGACTACGATTAAGGAGAATTAAATGTCAGAACTAAGTTGGAGCAATACAGATAATCAATTTGCTAATCTAACAGCAGATGCAGAAGGATCTGATCTAATAGTAAGATACAATGATTTAACTACATTCCTAAATGGAAACAACTTAGATGCTACCAGTAACTTAAATGCTAGCGCAGTATTCCCTTGGACTAACAGACATACATGGATAGTATCAGATGCAGCTAACAACAATAGATCATTAACTGTAAGTGCAATAATGGCAATAACTAAATACGGAGACTACATTACTTCTAGTGCAGCCCAAGTAAATGCAGCCCTAGTGTATAGATCACTAACCAATGCCAGCAGTACAATACCAGTAGTCCATTACGTAAATGCAGGTACAGGAGACACAGTAAAATCAGTAAACTCCAATACAGGAGCTAATTTCTTAGCAGAGACTACATCCACAGGCAAAGCCTATAAAGCTAAAGTAAGATCCCTAGAAGATCTACACGCTCCTTTAATGTCTAAAGTATTAACTACAGCTACCACAGTAAGCAATAGTGATACTGAAACAGAAGTAGAAGACTTAACAATTATAGTACCAGCAGATTTCTTAAAAGTAGGAACCACCATTAAAGGTACCATATATGGCCTAATGGATACTCCAGCAGCAGCCACTAGTGATATTAGTATAACACTCAAGTATGGAACTGTTACATTACTAACAACAGGAGTAATTACCCCCACAGCATCATTGGTTGATTCTTCGATCAAAATAGACTTCATACTAACTGTACTATCCATAGGAGTAACAGGAACCATAGAATCACAAGGGATGACAGCATGGAACTCCAACACAGCCCCAGCCAATAGATCCCTAGGAGTAGCTGGTACAGGAGCAACTAACGGTTCACCCATTACAATAAATACCACTACAGAAACAGACCTTAAACTACTCTTAACATGGGCTACAGCAGTAGCAGACTGCAATATAGAAATTAGATCAGGCATCATGGAGATTAAATCATGCTAAACCCATACCAATACCTAGGTACATTAGAGATCGTTGAACCTCAGCCATCCTCAAGCGTTACAGACCTATTTACGGAGGTGTTTAATGCCTATTTATGAGTATGAATGTAAGAAGTGTAAACACATTAAAGAAATAGTAATGAGAATAGTTGATGAACCACCAAGAACTATGGTATGTCCTAAATGCAAAGGTGAAATGAAAAAGATAATAAGCCAAACATCTTTCATATTGAAGGGAAGAGGATGGGCTGACGATGGATACTCGTCATAACTAAGGAGAAAAGACTATGGAAACCAAGACAATGTTACAAGGAGAGAACATTCAACTATTACCCTTTAGTTCCAAATATTGGAGTAATGTAGCTGCATGGTTCTACGACAAAGAATATTCAGAAATGTATAGACAATCTACTAGAATGTTATCAGAAGAAGACTTCAAACAATACAGTAGAGTAATGGGTGGAGAAGTATTTATGATACATTTATTAGATAGTGAAAAACCAATAGGAATGGTACAAGTAATACCTTCAGATAAAAAGAATAAAGCTGGTTACATAGGCTTAATCATAGATAAAGAACACCAATCTAAAAGATTACCTACAGAAGTATTTTTAATATTTTTTGATTACTTATTCAACAGACAGGGATATAATAAAATAATAATAGAAATACTAGAAAACAATACATCCTTAAAGAACTCAATAGCAGCTAATGGCTTTTACAGAGAAGGTAAACTAATACAAGAATGTTTCATAGAAGGAAGATACGTAAATGAATTAAGATACTCTATGACAGCATACTATTTTAATAAAACAAGGGCTAAGGCCTTACAGGAGTATGAATCATGGGTGGAGTCTTCAAAAAAGCAGCAAAGCTAGGAGTAACAGCAGGAGCTACAGCAGCCGGAGGACCAGTAGCAGGTGCAGTAGCAGGTGGTGGAATGAGTGCCTTAGAGAACCTCCAAGGAGGAGGAAACTTATACTCAGCATTAGTAAATGGTGGTTTAGGAGGAATAGGAAGTTATGTAGCACCTACCACTCCTGCTCAAATACCCACTAATACACTACTGGATGCTTTAAACGCAGAACACATGGGATTTGGATCCCAACCACTATATAAAAAACAAATCTAATTAGGAGTAAAATATGTCCTCAACCAAAGAATCAAAACAACGAAGTACAGATACTACAGATATGACTACTACCACTACCCCTACTGGCATAGAAGGATACCAAGGCCAGTTCGATCAAGGGTATGGAAATCTAATGTCACTATTCGGTAATAGGGTAAGTCAACCATTAAATTTAGAGAAAGCCCCTATATTTTCCGAAGGATTTGACCCAATAGTGGCTAATACTTTCTCTAAGGGTGTTCAAGACATCAAATCAAGAGAAACAGCAGCCAATAAAGCTACTTCAAACGCTTTAAACGTAGAAGGTACTGGAAACAACTCTGCACTACTTACTGCCCTAAATAGACAGTCTAAAATAGGATCAGCAGGAGCTATGAACTCTTTATACCCAGCACAGCTAGAACAACAGAGAGCTACAGATCTTCAAAGACAAGCTATGATACAAGCACGTAATCAAGAAGCATTAACAGCTAGAGCACAATTAGTTAATGAATTAACTCCTGGTATGGGACTATTACAGACATTACAACAGATGGCTCAGACATCCAGAGGAGAAAAGAAAAGAACTTCAGGAACTACTACAAGTAATACAGGAGCCAGAACTTCTAGCGGTGGAATATTCTAAACTAAAGGATAAATAATATGGCAGATGATAAAGAATCAAAAGGTAAAAGTAAAACAGGTGAGAATCTGTTAACTATGTTAGGATCTATAGGATCTATAGCGGGTCCTGTACTCTTTGGTCCAGACTTTAAAGGAGATTTAGGTGAACCTTTCCGTTTAGGTGGCGCTATGATGCAGCAAAATAGAATGGAAAAGAGTTTAATAGATGTCTTACAATCTAATCCACATACTCAAGATATTCCAGACATGGTTCAAGGTGCTATTGGTGCCGGAGGAGTAACCAATATGATAGGACAGGGTGATGAACAATTACCTACTCCTGCGGTCAATGAACCAGTAGATCTACAATCAGATGAGTTCTTACAAGCATTGTCACAAGCAAGACCAGATCTAGCAGAAAAGGTATTAGTAAGTAGAGCAGGATCAACACCAACAGCAGAGAACCCTTTACTAGATATGATAAATATGCAATTAAAACAAAATCAATTAGCTTCATTCCAGACTCCAGAAGAAAAAGCAGCAGCTAAAATACAGCATGCCAAAGAGGTAAATAAGCTGTTCACAGAAAGAGGCAGAATTACAAGAGAGGAAGCAGCTAGACTAAAAAGAGAGAAATGGACAGTAGGGGAACAGAAAGCATTAACTAGTAGTAGAGAGGCTACTACTAATATATCTTTTATGATAGACCAAATAAATTCAGGAATACATCCAACATTGTTATCTAAAGTAATGTCAGGCTCTCCAGTATCAGCCAGATTAGGACGAATAGCTAACCTATACTCTAAAGAACAACTAGGACAAATGAGAGATCTTAAAAAGATGATAATGAAAGTTGTTAAAACACAGTCAGGTGTCCAGTATGGTTTCAGAGAACTTCAATGGATTAAATCAGCTCTACCTAGTGGATGGGATCATGCTGATATGCTTAAAAGAGGACTTGGCATGCTTAATAATACAACTTTATGGAATAAATATGATAGAATAATGTATAAAGCTGATAAATCAGGTAATGGACAAGTAGCTATTAGAGAAGGTATGACACCTATACAAATGAAAGCGTATAGAATAATGCTTGCACAGTTACAACGTAGAGCTACTAATAATAAAAAAGAGATAGAAATATTTGCAGATCCTGCAAATGCTAAGTTACTTAAAATACTAAATATGAGGCTTTTAAGTTCTTCAGATGTAGCGATGAAACCAAAGGGTAATTAATGGACGAATACTTAAAACAAATGGCGAAGCAGTATGGAGTAGATTTAGATGCCGATGATACAATGCCTCTCAGCCCATTACCAGTTACACCTTCGGCAACACCAGTATCCCCAGAAGAGCAAGAACTACAGCTGTATAAAGAGAGATCAGAAGCTATAGCAATGGGAATGGATCCAGAACTAGCAGGAGCCATAGGCCTAGCAGCAATCCCTGCCCTCAAAACAGTAGATCAAATGATAGCAGACGTACCAGATGACCTACTAGTAAACACTCCAGGAGAAGATGTACAACAACAACTAGTACCCCAAGTACCAGTAGAAGCTCCTAAAGAAGAAAGTCTATGGGACACTATAACCAATTCAGCTAAAGAAGGTTATGACGATTTCGAGAACATATTAATATCAGGAGCCTCAGGATTTAAAAGTGGTATGGGTGGTGATCTAATAGAAAAAGTAACATCCCCAGTACTTGAGAAAATAACTGATCCAGCAGTAAATACATTAATGAAACTATTAGGATCTGATAGTACAGCAGAAACACAAAGAGCAGAACAAGATCAAAGAATAGCACGAGCAGAAGAAGAAGATCCAACAGCTAAAGCTATTGGTACTATAATGGGTATAATGAATCCATTAGGTGCTACAGCACAAACTACAGGATTAGTAGCCAAAGGAGCCAGTAAGTTGCCTAAAGCTCTTAAATTCTTATCTTCAACACTCGCAGGAGCTACAGGAGCAGGTATCTATGAAGCCACACAAGATGATGCTTCACTTAAATCAGTAGGCACATCAGCAGCTATTGGTGGAGCAGTAGGGGCCACAATACAGGGAATAGGAGCAAGTGTTAAAGCTGTAGCTAATAAGTTAGGTGACTTTACAGGTAAACAAGGCTTAGGTAAATGGATTAATAAAACCTTCGGGGCAACCATATCTAAAACATCACTAGGAAAGAAAGTAAATGTACATAAGAAACAAACATGGGGTAAGATAGATGATATACTAGAAAAACATAAGAATGTTCGTGTAACCCTATCTGACACCAAAGTAACTAAACAAACATTTCTAAAGCTAAGAAGTGAAGCTAAAAGATTCAATGACATAGAATCAGAGAAGTTCTATGACAATATAATTAAAAGATATACTAAAAAAAGTATGCCTAAAACAGGAATTGCAGCAAAGGCAGGAAAATATAAAACAGCCAATAAATTTGTTAATGATAATACAATGGTTGTGGCCAATACTGGAGCAGATGGAAAAATATACTATGGAAAACCAGGTGATCTACATGGAGACATTGAAAGAAAGTATAGTGCCATTGTTAGAAAAAATGCTGGTCTAAAACCAGGTGAAGCTACCTGGAAAAAGGTAGGATTTGCAGAAGGTAAGGGGAAAACCGTTTTGACAAGAAAAGAGGCTTTAGCAAAAGTTGACACAAAACCAAGCTATAATGTAAAAGGTGAGCTGGATGCAGGAGATTTTAGAGATCAGTCACTACTAAAAACTAAGGCTCAACTTACAGATATATGGAATAAAACCCATGCAGCACAAAATGTAACTCCTAAGTTTACCCCTAGAGAATTAGCAACGATTAAAACCCATATGTACGATAAATCATACTCTTTTAAAGGAGATCTTAAAACATCTAAAGGTGCTAGGATATGGGAAAAGAAAGCAAAGTATATAAAAGAACTACTAGAAAAGAACACCGAAGCAAATATGAAGCCCCTAATGACAGAGTATGGTAAAGCTGCATCCCTATCTAAAGCATTAGCTAAAAAGACTAATAAGAGCGTATGGACATCAGCTAAAGAATTAGTACCTGTAATAGCCCTAAGTGGAGGAGGTACTGCCGTAGGAGGCCCAGTAGGAGGTGCTATAGCAGCAGGATTAGGAACAGTAGCTCCAACAGTACCAGGCTTTACAGGAATCAATGCAATGGGAGAAGCACTCCAAGACCCTGCATTACAACGTATATTAACCACATTAGTACCACAATTATATAACAATTTAGAAGGAGAAGAATAATATGGCAGTCCCAACACAAACAAGTACCTACGTACCACCTTATCACACACTATTAGGTAATGACATAGATGAAGGTAATTATGACATTACACTCACCTCTGGTCAAGTAAACTTCAGTAAAGGATTCAGTATTCAAACAGGAACCCTAACAGCCATGACAGTACATATACTAGATAGCTTAGATGGAGAGGTATATGTAGATAATACTGAAGAATATGCAGACGTAGCAGCATTATTAAGTGATGAGATCTATAAAGTAGATATCGCTGCTCCAGTATATAGTATTAAAATAAGAGTAACTCGTTCTAACGCAACTAACGCAGTAGACCTTAAAGTACTCTGCCCAAATAAATAATATGGATCCTAAATTCTTAAAAGCATTAGATTTTACTCTAAGTCAAGAAGGTGGATACTCCAATCATCCCAATGATAAAGGAGGAGCTACTAATTATGGTATTACTCAAACTACCTATAATACTTATAAGAAACGTAAGGGTGCTGTAAAGTGGTTTGTAAAGAATATTACTATGAAAGAAGTAGAAGAGATCTATTATGGTATGTACTGGATGGCAGCTAAGTGTAATACATTAACACTTTCGTTAAGTATTGTAGTATTTGATACAGCAGTACATTCAGGTGTGAGTAAGGCTAGGTTTATATTAAATCTTACTAATGATCCATTCATTTATCTTGACCGTAGGAGATCCTTCTTAAAACGTATCGCAGGAGGTTCTAATAAGGTTTTCTTAAAAGGCTGGATGAATCGTATAGATCATTTAAAGGAGTATATTAAGAATGTATAACCCAATGTATAGGATAGACAGAGATCGTGGAACCTACACCCCTTCCAGGGCTTTAGAGACACATTCCTGTAACCCTTTTGAGAGGATATAATGGCTGCTTATTTAGAAGGAATGAATAACCAAGATGACCAAACATTAAGTATGGTAAATGGATTCGGTTCTACTGGACCTACTTATAGCTTACCAAGCAATACTACAATAACAGCTTCTCAGTACCCTACTGGTCAAAAGCCATTAAGTACCCCTACGGCCAATCAATACGATAAACCTAACTTTGATTGGTTTACTCCCCAATCTAGTGAACAACCACAAGCAGGACTACCTATTATGAAACCACAATCAATGGGTATGTCCCCTAAAGAGACTACACATCAAGTACTATTCGGTGGACCACAATTAGGTACTCATAGTAACTTACTTAAAACATTAAGAAGTACAGGTAATTCAAATACTGTATATAAATAGGATAATAAATTATGATAATTCCAAATAAAGATACATTAGGTATAACAGAAACAGTAGGTATGCCAACAATAGGTAGAGCGGTGACAGCTACTTTATATGTAAGCCCTAATGGTAACAATTAAAGTTTGGCTAGAAATACAAGAGATCTAATAATATTGAGTTAAATAACCTTATGGAGAATAGTATGTTAATACAAGTATGGCAAATAGCAGTAGGACTGGTAGGTAGTGTACTCAGTGGTGGAGCCATTAGTGCAGTACTCATGTATAGATCTAGGAACCGTAAGGCAAAAGTAGACACTGATTCAATAATAGTAAAGAATATAATGGATTGGGCAGTACAACTTACTCAACGTATAGATAAACTAGAAGTAGCCTTAGAAGAAAAAGAAAGACAAATAGATGAGTTAATCAAAGAATCTCATAATAAGGATATTTTAATTACTGATTTATCAAATAGGATAACTAAACTACAAAACAATGGAGGAAACAATGGGTAGGACCATAAAAGAAGTACTAGACAACATGTATGGTGAGATGGAGCAAATTGGTAAAAAGAAAAAGCCTAAACCCAAAGCAAAGAAAAAACCTAAACCCAAACCAAAGGTTGCACCGAAGCCCAAAGCAGGGATTAAATCACAGTCGGGAGTAAATTATTCAGATAGAGAAAAGAGAAGAATGAAAAAATAAGTAAAGCGGTAAGTAATAGTTAGATAATTGTATTTGACTATTACCACCAATACAAGGAGGAATACAATGGCAGCAGGAGATGTAAGAAGAGGCCCTAGAATTGCTAGCGGTGAGCTAGTAGGGACAGGTGCCAGCATCCAAGTCCAATGTGGTTTCAAACCCGCTAAAGTCCTTATCTTCAACGTAACAGATGAAGTAGTGATGGAGTGGACTAGGGAAATGGCAGATGGAAAAGGGTATAAGAGATTAGGAGTATCTAGTGGTACAATAGTAGTAACACCCCATGCAGATAGTGCAGGTACTCCAGCAGGTACCAACGATGCACCAGCAATTACAGTAACAGCAGACGGTGTCTCAGCAGGTACACCAGCAGGAACAAATGATGCTCCAGCAATATCAGTAAGTGCTCACGCTGATACAGCAGGAACACCCTCAGAAGCTACAGCAGCTACAGTAGCTAATGCATTAAGTGCAATAACTCCAGGATTTCATCAGGATATAATAGGAGTTACAAAAGGAACACCTAAATTACTCTATAATGCAGATCCTGTAGGCAATCTAGCAGCTAATCCATTATTTGTAGTAGAGGGTTATGGCATAGGTAATAAGAACATTGGTGTATTACAGTCCATTATGGATAGTACTACATCTATTGTTGCATCAACAGATGATGTAAGTGGAATATGTGGAGCAGCTACTCCTAGATTCTTTGTAACACATTCAGCAGCCCCTTCAGGTGTACAGATCTATGTAGATCAAGCAGACAATGATAAATTAGTTTGTGTATCTCCTACAGGTAAAGATGTTATAATTATGATGCCTTTTGAAGCTATTGCCGATGGAGTACCAGGATTCTCTTACGCAGTAACAATACATCATGTAGCAAGTATAGTTGCTGAAACAGCATTATATTTTGATGACGATGGTGCAGCAAATTCACAACTTTGTTTTGTGGATATAGGTACAACAGATAGTGTAATATATGCTTCAGATATTGAAGTAATAGCACCAGCTTGTATGAGTATAGTTAGTGATTGTGGCCAAGCAGCAGCCCAAATAGCTACTGTGACACCAGGAACTTATGATGCTTTAGCAGATCATAGCCATGCTTCAACAGCAGTTTTAGACGCTGCTCCAGTGTTCTCTGGTAGTGCATTGGCAGTACATCAGCATGCAGATACGGCAGCACTAGATGCAGCTCCAGTATTCTCTGGAAGTGCCTTAGCTAATCATAGCCATGCTAGTACCGCAGCCTTTACAGGTGCCGCAGGAGAAAGTGCTTTTGTATCTACTGGTGGTATTACAGGAAGTGTCCATGGATTTAGTGTTGGTGACGATGCTGATCTTAATGTAGGAGCTAGTGTACTTTACTGGATAGCTCTTAGGTTCTAGTAATTAGTATAATAGTTATAACAAAGCCCCTTTCCATTACAGATTGGGGCTTTTGTTTTATTGCCGGAGGATTACCAAGCCCTCCTAGTTCGTTCTCTGATTATAGAGAATAGTATGAAATTGTTACATCTCTCTACTCTTATAAGTGTTAAGAGTACCATTCCTTACGTGTAGATTGTAAGTCTTTTTAAGTTTCCTAAACATTGATGTAATAAACTCTTTGTAAGTCATCATATCTTTATATACTTCAGGTACTTCTGGATACTTCTGTTTAAGTCTATTACGTAATTTTCTTACTTTAGATCCTCTCATTTATCCATCTCCTTCATTGTCGTTGTCCTCTTTTGGTGACCTTAACTTCTTTACCATGCAGGTCGTTTTTTTTGCGTCAATCCCTGTCACTTCTTTAAATATATCAGCGTCCCATTCATCTAAAGACTTTAAATAATCAATAGCTTTTGTCGGCATACCTTCCCACGCTTCAGCACGAGCAACTTCCTTGATTT